ACCTTCATGTGTTCTATTTGATGCTTTACGTTCTGTCAATCCAAGAATATGTGCTATCTCAATTATACCATAATTAAACCAGCAAAATAACTTCATACATTCTGCAAAGGTTTTACCTATTTGATCATCACAATCTTTGACTGCCATAGCTGCACCAAGAGATGATGATATGAAGTCAGTGTTAGAACCATCTACTTTATCTTTTAAATAATTACCTGTGCTGCCACCCATTAATTCACACATTAATCTATATCTAGATCCTGCTTCATATTCTTCTACAGATATGAGTTTACGATGAAACATATACATTAGACGAGATTCTCTAATGTTTAACCAGACTTTTTTCTTTTCTCTAATAAGCGAAACTAGCTCTGGTTTTTCTATTTTACGCATATGTATTTGTATACCTATCTTTTGCTTTATCAACAAAAGATCTAAATTTATCATTAGAGTTGTATAGTTTATACAATCTAAAGACACGATTTTTATTACAGCAATGATGACGAGCTATAAGGCTCTTACACCCATACTGTTTCGTAGGGTGCAATAGCCAGGATAATATAATTGATAAGTTGTATAAATTATATTGTTTCTTGTCTTTTATTGCTGATTTACCTTTTAACATATCTATTGGTATGTTATAGGTATCACTTATATATTTTTGAACATTAATAACCATGAGGAGATAATTATGAAAATTAAATATAGACATTCTGCCTCCAAGACTAATACGTTTATTGATAGTCCACCATTTTGGATCATCAATGAATTATTTGATTTTGAGTCAGAACCAAATGCAAGAATGGTAATGGGATTAGCAGCTGAGGATGCTGCACATCATGCATTATCAAACCAAATCAATGATGAAGATACTATCACAAAGAGGGCTTTTGAACAATACACAAGCGAACATAAGAGAGATCTTACAGAGAGCGAGTGTGAATGGTCTGGTATCATTGCTAATAAGTTTGTTGAGAACTTAAAAGAGTTTGGTGAAGTAAAATCATTTCAGAATGAGAAGCAAATATCTGGTGAAAAATATGGTCTAAAGTATGATGTAGTAGCTAAAACTGACTTTGAGTTTGATGAATGTATCGTAGATACTAAAGCTACAGCATATATTAGACGATTGAAAGCAGGTAATGTAGACCCAAAATGGTATCCAAAACCTGCTGATGTACGTCAACAATGTTTGTATATGAGTATTTTCAATAAACCTACAATGTTATTATATTGTTCTCCAAAGGATGTTTATATTGAAGATATGGTAGGTCGTACAGATCTAGGAGATATTATCAATGCTATGAAGCATATCGAACATATACTAGAAATATGTAAAACTAAAGATGACGTTGTACGCATATTTCCTTTGATATGCGACAACTTCAGATGGAAGGGTAGTCCTGGATCTGAAGAATTTGCTAAAGAAATCTGGACGAAAGTATTGAAATAGGTTATATATTTGCAATGCAAAAGTTTGGAAAAATACTAAATAAAATAAATAGGAAGGTTCATATGGAAAATGAAACATTTGAATGCTCATTCAGAAAAGCATTCGAGAAAGATGATGGTGGTGTAACTGTATACGTTACTAAAGACGATGGTACAGACATGACTATTTATGGTGAAGCTATTGGTACACAGAGATGGCAGAAAGGTGCTAGACTCAAGATTGCAGCTCAACCAGTAAGAACAAGTAAATCAGGCAAACAGTATCAAACTGCAAGTATGATTGAATTGTTAAGTGGTGAAGTTGCTGTGCCTACTGGCAATACTTCAAGTGCTACAGGTAAAGATCCTGCTGCACAATGGAAAGAAAAATACAGATTGACTATGAGTAATTTATTATCTGCTGCATTGCAATCAGACAAAGACGTAGACTTTGATCAAATTGATGGTTATGTACGTAAGATATTAAATGCTCAATATGATGGAGACGAAGCTCCATTTTAACAGAACATTACCTCCCTCGATTGGTTAATGTCGTTGCTGGGTGGGCGCTCCCTGCCCAGTAACAGAAAGATGTTATGGACTTAATACTACTCAATGATGGAGTGTATAGTCTAGTTTCAATTACAAAAGAAATGATAGAAGGAATTGAACTCTTATCTGAGGTCAATTGTTTTGATTTATGTGATATACTAAGACTACACTTAACAACATATTATGAATATCCAATTAATGCTCATGTCATGAAAGATGGAACAGGAGATTTACTAGGATGCATTTGTTTAAATTAGAACTAGAATTTATTGGTATAAACACGTATAACAATGAAGAATTAGTTTTACGATTATATAAATTATATTTAAAGGAGGATAAGAGTGATTACAGAAAAGCGATTGGAAGAATCCTTAAAATATCTGGCTGATACAGATGAGGAATCTGCAAGTGCTAATGCTAATGTTAAGTATTTAGATAGATTACTTAAACGTAAAAAAGCATTACACATAACAGGTAATAAGGAAGATAAGAGTATTTCTGCAAAAGAACAAACATATTATGCTAGTGATATATATAAAGCAGCAGTAGATGAGTTGTTTGAAGCAGAAGTTAAATCTAATACATTAGATAATAAGAGAGATAAAGAAGCTCTTATTATAGATTTGTTTAGAACATTAGAAGCTAGTAGACGTAAAAATAATATATGATCTATAAATTTAAAAGATGGGTGCAGCTACCTGCGTATACAGAAATAATTGTTAAAGCTAACTCAGATGAGGAAGCTGTTAAGATTGTTAATGCTATAGATGCATCCACATTAAATTGGAAGGAAACAGATCCAATAGAACAACGTATGACATACGAAGTTATTAATGAGGACTCCTGAGCAAAGAATGTTTTTAAATGTAATTACCCAAGCTATACACGATGCTGCTTATAAGGGTGGCGATCGTTATTACGAATATCATAAAGACCAAGCAATCTCTTGGCTTACCAGCAATTCACAAGATTTTAGAATAATATGTACGTTAGCAGATTTGGATCCTGATTATACATATTTAAAATTAAGTAAGGCTGTAAAGAGTGATATAAAACAATTGAGAAGAAACTATTATAAAAAACAAAAACCAGAACGAGATGATCGTCCTGGTCGTTATAGATTAAATTTTAATGACTGATAAAGATATGTTTAAAGGTGTTACTTACGATTCATTAGGTCATCAGGTTGATGGTGATCATTACAAATCAATGAAGATTCAACCTGCTGAATTTATTAATGAAAATAATTTACCATATGCCGAAGGCAATGCTATTAAGTATATATGCCGACATAAAAAAAAAGGTAAGAAGAAAGATATAGAGAAAGCTATACATTATCTACAGATGATTCTTGAACGAGATTACGATTAATTCTTCTATTGTATAGTCTTTTAGATTTCTTAATTCTTTGATGAAAATGATTTAATTGCTTTGCAATAGGGTTTCTTTTTTTATTTCTTTTAATCATCTAATATAAGTTTTTTGATAGATTTTTCTCCCATATAAATTTCTGTTTCTGCCATAGAAATAATACACCTGTATTCAACATTGGAGCCAACATCTCTACTGGCTACTCTTTTTCCCTTTAAACATTCTGACATATTTGGTTGGATTCTATGTTCTTTTATTTCATGATCTACAATCATTAAGAGTGCTATTACTTGTTCTATCATTAGTGATTACCATTAAGTTTTTTTTGTAACATATCTACCTGTTCTTTAAGGTGATCAATGTTTACTTTGTTATATCTTGATGCTTCTATTTCTTTTTCAATAGATTCTATTTGTCCTGCTAAATGTTCTATTAGCATATACATTTCTAAATTCTTTGGTTCTTGCTCAGCTCGTTTGAGCAGATCAGCTTTGAAAAGGGTGTCTGCTGTTTCTAATAAATTAAGTCTTTCAATAACACCAAAGTATGCCCATACACCAATAGCTACTGCTGCTACTATAGCTAGTAGATTTCTGATAGGGAGTGATACATTAGTATTTTCGTTTAACTTCACCATGAAATATTGGTAATGATTTGCCTGACATATAAAAACATTTTAAACAATATTTTATTCTATCAAACATAACATATCTTTCTGTTAGTTTGTTTTTACAAGTATTACATTTATAGTTTTTAGGTTTACCTATATAAGCTGTCATTTTTTTCTCATAATATCAGCACCTTTAAGACCATAGATAGCTGATACAACACCTATAAATATAGCTTGATACCAATATGGTAAGTTCTTAAAGTATTCAAAAAACAAATCTATTCGATCACGTATCGTTGGATCGTCAGAAAAAACAGACCAGCCCAATAGAATAATAGGAATAGAAATGAGAATAAGGACAAACTCGTCTTTGTAACCTTGATCATTACTCTCAATAACTTTCGCTTTATATTCAATTTCGCCTTTCGCCATACGTTCAGCATGTACTCGCTGAGCATCTGACATTAACTGTTTTGTTTTTTGTTTGTTCTGATATATATGAGAGGCTGTTTTAACCCCTAAAGATAATAAATTCAACCACATAATTATATTGTTGGGAGACCTTCCCAAGCTTTATACATTCCCTCTACAAGTAGCTCATCATCATATGGTTGCATACCATTTTCCATTTGTATAATTGCTTTTACAAGTGGTAGGTAATCTTCCATACTATTGTTGAGTCTTACATCTTTTTCTTTGTTTAGTTTTTTACAAACAAATTCAACATACTTATCTGTAGAATTTTCAGAAGGGGGCGCCCATCTGTAAATTATTTCATCAATAGTAGCTTTTTTGTGAGTAAATCTATAAGTAAGAAGGATTCTTTGTAAAGCTCTAATACCCATTACAGCTTCATCAAATACACAAAATGTTGGATCTGTCTGCTCAGCAGCCAAACCATCCCAGTTTGTACCTAATTTAATATTACCTGGATTCTTATTTCTAATACCTCTAGGTAATTTTTCTGTTCCATCTGCCATTGTCTTTTAACACCATTGGGATTAGCTTTGGCAATCCATCAATGATTACTCCTGTTCCTATTACTGGTCTAGACTTCTGAAGTTTATTGTATTCAAAAGCTAAACTTTTCATGTTGATTAAACACCCAACTTGCATACCCCAAAGTAGTTCATTAGGATTACTCCAATAATCTATTTTGTAGCACGTATGATAGTGTCCTTGTACAGTACACATACCATATTGTTGAGCAACTTTTAAAACATCTTTATATTTACCATGACAGAAATAAATCTTCTGCCCATTAGATGCTTTCAATATTAAATCCTCATGCCATGTCCACCCTTTACCTACACCTAACATATGATTATATGATTTGAAAACTTCGTGTGGTAAACCATATCTAGTAGCTTTTCTAAATACTAAGCTACCATGATTTGAGTCCATGACATATTGTCTTGGAAATAATTCTTCTAATTCTTTAAAAAATTTTCTAGCAATCTGTAGCTCATGACTCGGAGAGTATAGTCCTGGATGTGAATCATGAAAAGATATACTGTGCCAATCCATTTCATCACCAATGTTTACAACAGTATCTGGTTTATATTTTTTTTTAATAGCTGCTAAAAAATCTATTGTATCTATATGATGATAAGGTGCGTGTTGATCACTTATCACAAGTATTGATTTTCGTAACATACAATCTTTTACTATTTTAAATATGCATAGTCTACACTACTAGGTACAACTTAAACTGGTTTACCTGGTGGTATAATAATTTCTATTTCTCTACATATAAACTTCATATAAATCTCATGTTCATTTACATCAGATCTACCTATTTCTACAGATTTACTTAATGATTCTTTGTAACCTGCATTAAGACAGGAATACATATCATCATAGTATTCGTCCATTTGAACTGGTGCCATGCATTCTCCTGCAACAACAGAACAAATAATCATATATAAAGCTATTTTTGTCATCCAAGTAAATTAGTTACCAAAACTAATACTTGTGCTGCAACACCTAAACCTACAGCAGTTAAGATATATTGTATTCTATCTATATCTTTTTGCATATGTGCTAGGTGGTTGTTCTCAATC